CAGAGATGTTGATACGCCGGAAGATTCATATAAATTGTAAAACGGATCGCCATTTTACTTATCACTCAATTTTTTATAATCAGCGTAGCTGTACAGCTGTTAAACCACCGCGGTGTTTATAGGTACTATCATGATATCCGTAACCAACAAGTTTTACGGAAGAATCGGTATTGCAGGATGCTATCACAATACAATAAGCGCCGCCTCCGTTACTTCCTGTTGTTCTGGAAGTAAGTCCAAGATTCCATGTTGCAAAAGAGCCAGACTCTGCTGCGATATCTGCAGACATCACAATGTTCTCGTTTGATATATTTATGGAGTTATAACCAATCAGCAAATATGTATGTCCAGCTTTAAGATTAAGAGTACACACAGTTGTTCCTTCGCCAAAAATTGAATTAACTTCTCCGCTTGCAGATAGGATATCGCCATTTAACCGATTATATTTTTCCAGTAGGTCAGTTAACCGCTGGTCAATAATCGGCCCAAGTGCCGCACTTAATACCATGGATGCGTCCGTGGAGAGAAGATTATTAACAATCTTCGTCGCGTCAATCTTTCCGTCAACAATTTCTTTTAAAGTCTTCGCTGCTGCTGCGTCAAACGCTTTTATCCCTGCAACCGTCTGTGTGTATCCATTCACTAGGTCGGCTTTTGTTAGTGCGGCACTTCCTATATCCGGCTGCAATTGTTCTATTAGTGCCGAAAGATATTCAACGTATGTCTGTGCCTGATTCTTGATTTTTTCAAGTGCCGTTATATATGGTCCGGCCGGTATTTTTTTGTCATAGGCCGGATTGTACCTTACTGTAAAAATAAAAGCCGCTGTTGAAACTCTCCCTCCATCATATTCTATTGTTACGGTTGCCACTGTCTTTCCTGATGTTTCCAGCTCGTTTCCCGCAAAGGTATATCCGTACATTCCCTGCGTTCCAGATAGTTCTCCCGTCACTATGTTTCCATCTGCACGAAGGAAGGAAATGCTGGCCCCAGTGTCTCCGGTTATGTATTGTTCGTCATCCTTCACCGCAATTGTCAGTTTTGCTTCTCCGTAGTCTCCTTGCGTAAATGCAATATCTGTCTGTATGGCCTGGGGAGACTTTAAATTTAAAATTACATTTTGTGTCACGCCTTATACCACCTTTCCTAAAATTACGTAGGTTCCGCCAATTTTAGCCATTGCAACCTTGTCACCCACCGCTGGTGTATATCCTGAAAGATACTTATATAATTTCTGACTGTTTTTTGTTTCTCCATAAAATTTTACAATCGGGCGGCCGCCTGATAGCGCCGCCACTTCTGCCATGCGTAAAGCTCCTGAATCCCGTCCATAAAACTCTCTTTCTTCCCTGATTTTATCTTTGTTGTTATCAAACATCATATTAGCGTTATCCTTTTTATATTGTGTGTCATGCTCCCGCCTATCGCAAGTTCCATCGACCAGGAGCTTTCAATAAATTTTTCTGCCATCCCCATTTTGTCGTGTCGTACAAAATAACAATCCTTGTACCCATGGTGCGGCATTAATGCAGTTGTCAGCGACATAGAATCATTGATTTGTGATTTTTCCACCGCCACCCTTTTTGTATAATCATCCAACGTGGCCTGATCCGCTATATCATCCACCGCCTCAATATCCACAATTTTTCTTCCGCGCCTTACCGTGCTTAAAATACTGTCCGCAGAATCATTTATATATTCACTCCGCAATGGTTCTGCGTCCGGGTTTTCCACGTATCTGATTATAACGTTTGGTACATTATATAAATCTTGCTTCCTGCTGGCTCCCGGTCTTATGATACTTAGGCCGTCCGTCAGGTACTCGTCCTCTGCCCGGCGTCCGCTCGGTACGATGTAACGTTCCGATACGGCCGTCCCAGTGCGGTCAAAATGTAAGGGATTATAGTTGATTGCATATAATAAATCATTTACCACCGTCAGCTTATCCGTTCCAATTTCAAATTCCAACGCATTCGGCACAGTTAAGTTTCCTCCCTCGATGCTTACTTTTGTCACCCCCGCCGTGGCGATAATTCTCCGAACTTCCTGATCATATTTTGCCCCCTGTGGTATATATAGGCGATCAGTAAGCTTGTCTTCTTTTAAAATTACACTTTTGTCATAGCAATCCACATTATATGTTATATGGCCTCCGGATGAAAAAATCTGCGGTGATGTCATAATGTAAACGCCAAGCGGAAATCGAAGCCATCCGGCAGGAGATAAAAGTAACATATAGGCGGACAGTCTTGCATCAACCAGATTTATTCCCTTCACCTCTTCCTCTGCTATCGCAAACGACGCCGTTCCCATAATCTCCGCTCCGGCATCAAACGAAACGTTTCCTTTTATGCTGTGCAATGTCTTGACGTACTTTTCCTGGCTGTTTAGCAGGTCGCATTCAAAAGATATCTGCCTGTTTTCCTTTAGAAGTTTTTTGATTTGTTTATCTGTATAACCGTTCTGTGATAAATCATACATTGTCAAACCTCACCTTCTCTTCGTAATCAATTTCAGTCATGGTAATTCCAAAATTGTATCCGCCGAAAAATAACTTCTGTGTCATGGACAGGGAACCAGCCGAACAGAACATTCTATATTCTCTGTTCCTTACGCAAAATGTCTTCCCCATGCTGACCAGACTTTCCAGATATCTCGCATCTGCGGCGTATAAAAATCCAGATAAATTGATTGTTCTTGTGATTAAATCTCCTATTTCCATCACTGGATAATTTCGTCCAGTGTAAGTGTTCAGGCTTTTTTCGCGCTCCGCACCAATGCCCAGCTCCATTTCTTCATCTTCTGACAGTATTATCCTAATCCGTTTTTTAAGATTGTCGACCGGGGCAATGTAAGTTCCCTTGTATGATATGTATGTTTCCACAATGTCGCTATCTGTATAGGATTGTGTGTAGGCCCTGACAAAATACCGATATCTTTTTCCGGATCGCATTGTAAAATCCTCATATCTTTTTTCTATCGTCTGTACGATTGGAATAAATTCCCCTCCGTCTTCGGAACGGTATATAAAGTACGTCGTTGCATTTCCGGAATATTCAAGTACTGCGTAATCCCCTTGATTGTATGCTTTTAACGTTGGCTTGTTCGGTTTTGTTCCCGAAATAGTAAATGTTCTTGATATCCAGTCACTCCACATGTCGTAAAGATTTGATATCCTTAGTAATGCAGCATACATCCCGTCTGGCAGTATTATATCAGGGACGTAAACATCATCAATCCCTCCGGCAATTCTTCCGCTGTCGTATATAACAACTGCGTTTTTTGTTATCTGTATTTGTGCGGCAACTTCCTCTGCTTTGGCTGCCTCCCATCTAATTTCTGTTATTGCGTTGTTTTTTGCACTGCTTATTTCCGGGGTTGGAGGTTTCCCTACCACAAAAAATTGGGCGGTCGAAAACTCCGAGCTTAGTCCTTTTGCGTTATAGGTCTTTACCCTCCATTCTACAACACCATTTGCAAAGCTTGACGCATCCATTGTGTGGTGTTTATTGGACGATGTTACCGTCCTTGAGTTCCACAGTGTATCAGATTGCATTTTCCATCCAAATTCATATTTTGCTTGTCCAGTCGATGTCCCGGCATTATATTCCCATTCAAATGTGACAGTTCCTGAGTTTTCTAAAATATCTCCAATCGGGTACTTTAATGTCGGAGGGAGCGGGGTTGAATCTGTATAGTTTATTACGATTTGTGGCGAATTTCCCCCTTCGATTGTGGAAAATAACACTCTACGATCTCCTCCGCTGGAATTGATTGACAGAGTGAAATTGTTTTTCCCCAAATTTCCTGTTATTAAATTTGCAATATCGAACTCGATCCAAGCGTTATACGAAGAAGACTCTGTCAGAAAAACAAAATTTCCTCCTGATTCCAACACTGCTTGATTGGCATACTGGGCGAAATCTTCGTAAAGCAACCCGTCTGGCAGTCTAAATGATATGTCGTAAAGTTTTGCAAATATTTTTTTATTTGCATCGCTTTCCTTGCAGTATAATCTCAGTTTTGCTGACGATATTGATATATCGGTTAATGTAGGAATATTGAACTGAATAATTCCAAACGAATTATTCCCGGATACCATCATTTCCCCGCTGCCTGCGTAAGGACCTGAAAATTTATTGACATATGTATCATATACTGCATTTATAGTTGCTGATCCCATTAGATTCTCGCCACCCCCGTTCGATATGCCATCTGCTCCCGTTCCGCCATTTCGACAAGCCGGTTAAATTCCCTTACATTGTCTGACTGAATGTTGAAAATATAAGTATTTCCCGAACCTTTCATCCTTGACGAATCGCGATTGCTATATATCCTGCTGCCACGCGGCAATTCTACAAGCTCTGGACCTTCTTCGCCTACCCAAGTTTCACCTCCACCGTAATACTCTGTTCCTCTGGCATTATATTTCGGTTTCGATTGTCCGCTCTTTTGTGCCGCATTTACTATTTCATTTCCAACCGTTTTTACTTCGCTCATTGACTCTTTTATGGCCGACGCCCCTCCAACGACCAAGGCAATAGCCGCTGCAATTGCAAGCAATACTATTAATAGCGGAGCCAATCCCGCCGTTGCTGATGCTCCCCCAGCTCCAAGCGTTGCAGATGCGGCGGCAGCTAATAATGATTGTGTCCTGAAAGATATGATAGCTTTTGTTACAAATCCGAACACTATAAGCAGGGTGCCAAAAACCGCAGACGCCACAAGAACTGGCGTTGGAATTGAACCTATTATATCTACTAATTTTGTAAGTATCGGAAGCAGGGCAATTCCCAATTGTAATTTTACCGCCTCTACTTTCCTGTTCATTTCCTGCATTTCATCATCAAGTTCTCCTGCGCTTTGCAATAAGTCATTGCTTAAAACATACCCCGTCTCATGCGCTTGATTTCCAAGCTCTCTCAGGCGTTTGCTGCCAGCTTCTATTAATGGATTTAAATCTCTTGCGGAACGACCGAATATATCCATTGCCATGCTGTCTCTCTCTGTTTCGTTGTTTACTCTTCCCAATGCATCGATTAAATCGTAAAATGTTGTTTCGGCATCTCTTAACGTCCCGTCTGTTTCCTTGTATCTCACTCCAAGTCTGGCAAACTCTTTTTGTAAATCTTTATTCCCGTCCCGCGCATCTGCCATTGTCCGAATCATTTTTGTCATTGAGCCGTTCATTGTTTCAACCGATACGTCAACAAATTCTGAAGCGTACTGTAATTCCTGTAATGTATCTGTCGATAATCCGCTTGTTGATGATAGTGTCAAGAGGTTATCTGCCGTTCTGGATAACTCGAGACTGAGATTTGCGTATATTCCTGTAATCCCCCCTATCAGGGCAGCGCCTTCAAATAACTGCTTGTTTACTCCGTCAAATTTAGAAGCGAATGATTCTAAAGCCGGATTCATTTCTATTCCGAAGAAATCTGCTGTTTTTCGTATGGATTCACCAAACGAATCGTTCTTTTTCTCCGCTGCCCCCATTGCCTTTTCTGTCTCTTTCAATTGTCCTTCCAATTTCAAAAGACTTGTCCTTTGTTGCAAAAGAGCTTTGTCCGCGGCATCTACTGCCTTTTCATTATTTTTATTCGCACTTGTTGCTTTGTCATAGCTTTTTGCAGCTTCAGAAACAATCTTTTTCTGTAATTCAATTTTTTGAGTGAGGAAATCGTGTTTTATTCTGAGCTGGTCTGTTTCCGTTCCGTATACTTTAGCCTCTTCTGATGCTCTGTTAAATTCTGCTGTTAAAACTCCCATCTTTCGATTACATTCCGTAATTCCTCCCGAAAAATCAGAATAGTCAAGACCTAACACAATTGTTTTTTTATATGTGTTACCCAATATCCCACCCCTCAATCTGTTTCATGCTGCTTATCGTTTCGCTTTCTCTTCTATCGTTAAAATATTTTGATTCGTATACTTCTTCGTTAATTGCCGCATTCTGCATGTTTTTTTCATCTACATACATGTCAATCATCTTTATGATTTTTCTAAATGTAGATGTCCAAAACTCCGGATCGGTTCTTTTCATTTTGATACAGTACATATAATACAGATAATCAAAATCAAAATTTATAGCGACAGATTCATCATGAGCCGATCCATAATTTTTTTTATTGCTTCCTGCCTCTCTTCATCCAGAGAATTTATTAATGATTCATTAAACATTCTTATTATTTCCGCCCCGGAAGAAGGCGCCATACGTTTTGACAGCACCGCCGCATCCGAATAGCTTAATTCCATTTCCTCTGAAGCATTTACCGCAGAAAATAGGCACAGGGCCAGCATGTCAACTTTCTGTATCGTATCCTTATTAATTTTCATTTCTGCTAATTTATTTTGAAATATAAAAACACACTTCATATTAAAAATTCCGTGTAACTCTCTTTTATTTTCCGGATCTCTTAATACGATCTCTTCGGCTGGACTAATATCAATAAACTTTGCCATTGTGATTCTCCTTATGCTAGTGCTGGCGCCGGCGGCGTTGACGGTCCGGTTTTAAACCAGTCTTCGACTTGCTTTGTTGTTAGGGCTGTATTTGCTGTGTCTGCAAAGTATCTTAACTCTCCATCAAAATCACGCGGAACAAAATTAATGGTAATGCTGTCTGTTGAAAAATTGATACTGTCTGTTGACTGCTGCATGGTTCCATTAAAGGGCTGTGCCCGGCCCTTCAAAAGCCAAACTAATTCCTTGCACTTATTGGTCCCTTCTACTTCAAATCCCACTGCTAAAAATGGGGCTTCGTCTCCCGCTTTCTCAATCAGGATTCCATTTTCATACTTATGTCCCAGGATTTCCGCTCGGTCTTCAATTGCAATTTTGTTAACATCTAATACTGCGGCCATTCCATTCAGCTTTGCTATATTTTCTGATTGCGCTCCCTCTCCGTAAAGCACACCAGAGGCCAGTGACGGTGTAAGCTGCACCTGCATTGCTTTCCCAAGTGGCTTTACCTCTCCGTATTCAGCCCCGGCCGTTGTATCGCTCGTCAACAGTGCATAAACCATGTTTTTGATATTGATACGATTTGTTTTCTTTGATTTATTTACCGCCATGTTTTACTCCTCTCTTATTTTCGAAAACTGGATCATGGCACGCCACACTTTCCCGTTCGTGTCATACGTGTATGTAATATCCGGTATTGTAGTTGATGCGTTCGCCTGGATGTCGTCTCTCAGCTTTCTCGCCCTGGTTTTGATTGTCTCCCGGTTTCTGTCCCAAACATCAATTTGATATCCTTCCAGTCCTTCGCTTTCGGTCCCGTCTCCATCCAGTCCCGACGTATCCGAAAGATGGGACCATGTTGCGCATGGAGGTATGATTGGTTCAAATAATTCAACGACAGGTATCTTTAATGAGTCTACAATTAAACTTTTCATTTCCATTACTGCACCACTTTCTTCATCATCTCGTCGATTATTTTATCGGTGTCTCCTTCAGACGCCGTTACCGCTCGCCCCATGAAATTAGTCCCCTGTACAAATGACACGCCGTCCCTGGCTATATGCCCATCGCTGACCGGTCCCCACTTATATCCCGTCATTTTCCCACCTCGCACGCTCACATAATTATTACCCGTCTTATCTTTTCTGACACTCGACTGCACATCGTCCTTCAGATGGATATATGGCCTGCTGCCGTCATAATTTGACGGCATGATTTGTTTTGCCCTTGTCTCGACGTCTGAGTTGTGGAGGAACCGAATTACATTTTTCTTAATGTTCCTTCCGATTTTTCCTAAAACAGCTTTTTCCTGATTCTGCAACTCCTTCGGTAAAGCATTCAGCATCTCATCGATCGACTTTACCGATTCTTCATAATCCATATTGACTTTCATATCATCACCCAATCGTCAATTCCACTTCATCATTTTCCTGTGCTTCGTACGTTCGGTATATGTTATATTTTCTTTCATTGTATATGACTTGTGATGGCTCCTCGATGGTTCCGTCATCGTTTACCACAAAGCTTAATTCGTAATCCGGCTGATATATGGATAGGGTTAACCTGGGGCGAAGTCCAACGGCATAAGCGGCGTAATATTCACTTCTTACTACTGATTTCTTCTCACAAAATACCCTCGTTTCCTTATCGGCAATGTTCTCTCCGATCGCTTTTCTGGTTATCAGTGTACATTCGTCATTTCTCATGGCTGTTTCTCCGTTGGCAGTCCGTACCCGGTTGCCATCTGCATCTGTGCTTTTTGTTCGTCATAGGCCGCCTTCATTCGTTCCATTTGGTCGCCCGGCCCCATATACACCGCGCAGTATGTAATTACTGCGCGGCCAATCAATGGATCGTCAGGATTTTTATTTCCTACTCCTGCGATTTCTAAGTCCTTCAGGGCCGCCTGGATAAGGTCCTCTATCTCCGAGTCAAAGGCTGTCGTTTTGATTCTCAGTGCCATCTTCACTTTTTCCAGCATAGCCTATCATCCCTTCTTTTTATGATGCGCTTTTTGGAATCTTCAGGGCCACGAATCCATTTTTCACCACAACGTCGCCGCCAATTTCTACATCTCCCCGGATCGTATCCATGAGTTTATCAAAAGCAAAATCTTCTGATATGCGGATTTCATAATCGGAGAATAAATCAAGTTCGAAACATTGTGGATTGCCATAAAACATTGTCAGCGTATCGGATGATGCAGACTGGGCAGTTCCGGCGCAAGCCGTTAAATTGCTATTGATGCAGTACCGCACCGACAGGCCGCCATCTTTGATAATTCCGGTATTGGGGTTATCTGTATCCGGTTCGATTTCATATACCGCCTTTTTCTCATTCGTTCCTCTTACATCTCCAAACGCAATCAGGTCAAGCTTGTTTAAAAACAGCACAGCTCCACCAACGACGCTTTCGTCTCCCCCGTATGCCAGTGTGATTTTTCTTAAGGTTTTTTCATCAATGACGCCCTTAGAACCGGTGACTGTAGCTGTAACACTTTCATTCAGGTCGGATTCTTTTAATGCTGTTGTAACCAAAATTGCAGCTTTTTTTCTCAAAGAGGTTAACGCCTGCTCGTGTACCTTCTGCTGATAGGCAAGCGGTGTCTGTTTTTTCGCCTGCTTTGAGATGTATGATAAAACAGCCACGGAATCCGGCGTGATGGTAACAAATCCAAAGGTCGGCTCTTTATTCGTGGCCGCCTCTCCTTCTGTCTGGTTGTCTGCCGCTGCCGCGTCCGTATCGATATAGGCAACTTTATTACTCCCCATGCCGGTACAGTTGACGATTTTTACCAAGTCAATAATGCTTGATACTTTTTTTCCTACACTATCGTTAATACCGCTTACCTGTGTCGGCGTCGCCAGCTTCCCTCCGCTTACCAGAACAGAACGAACTTCTTCTGATTTGACATTGGTTTTTCCTGTCTCTGCAAACTTTTTCGCCCGTGCCTCGGCCTCATTTTCTCCTCCAAGGTCTTTCAGCTTTCTTGTTGTCACTCCATTTTCCCTGACGTCATCCTCTAACTTTCTTCTCTTTTCCGCCTGCGCTTCCAGTTCTGCTCTGCGTTCTTTCAACTGCCTAACTTCTTCTGTCAGTGCATCCAGATCGGCATCCCTGTTTTCCATTTCCGTCTTAATCGCTGCCATTCTCTCTTCAATGTCACTCATCATCATTTCTTTAATTGTCATTTCATACCTCCATCAGTAAATTTAGTTTTTTTAATTTTCTCGCCCGTTCCAGTCTCTCCGCTTCAATTTCCGCGATCACTCCGTCGCTAAATTTCCGGGCGCTAATTGATGTCGCATCGTTGGCCGGTATTGATACCGGGCTGACATCATATAGCTTGCTTATCTTTTTTATTGTCCTAAGACAGGTTTCAACGTCGTTTTCGTAATCTTCCGTATAGGTTTTCTGGTCTTCCTTTACCGTAAATCCAAACGACATCTTATCTGTATATCCGCCTTTTATCTCCTGATATAATTGACGTCCGATATCTGTCCCTGATAGGTCCGCTGTGATTTTCAGCCCCACGGAATCAACTTCCAGCTTCAACGTATTGTTTTTATTTCTCGCGAACACACGCCCTTCATGATCGTACTGCATGATTACATCCGACATGTCGCATTCCGTAAAGGCTCCTGGGTCTATCTGCTCGATTATTTTGTAATATCTGCCCTCGTACAAGGTATAGGGCTGATTAAATGTAGTTGCGTATCCTTCTACCATCATAGCGTCCGGTTCTTCTTCCAAGGCCCTGACGCTCATCGTCATGCCTCGATATTCCCGGCCATCCTCCAGTTTATTAATCTGTTTATTTGTCAGTGCCACTTGTCAGGTCATCCCCTTTCTTTGTTATGCTTCCATCAATTCCCAGGAGATAGTATTCCCCTCGGATACTGTACGCCTGCCCCATTCCATTGGGGATCGGCGGAAGATTCCATATTTCTCTGATTTCGTCCCGGTTCATGATTCCCCGATCTGCCATCTGCGCTGATACGTTTAACTTTTCTGAATTGCTCATGTATTGCAGTCGGTTCGCCGTCGCCATGATGAATGATTTTGCGGCCCGTTCTTTTTCACTGAACAGCATTTTTGTTGTGACGTCTGAAAACTGAATGGCAAACGGTTCGATTCCCCCCTCGTAAAATGCGCTCCATGCATCCCCGTAGGCTTTGTTTTGTAGTATGTCGTCGTTTACCCCGTAATAATTAAATACGTTTGTTTTGATTGCTGTCATCTGCTGTGCATCAATCACGAATGGGCTTGATTGTATCTGTTTGATATCCGAATATGTATTGGGGAAAAGCAGAACTCCGCCGGATTCTTTTTTTAAATTTTCGTTTGTAAAACGTTCCCGTTCTTTTGTCAAGTCTTCTGTTTTTGTAAAATTAGTAACCCGAGCCATAAATCGGAAGGTTGCCGAGTTTTTAACTGCCTCTTGTATCCCCTGATTTTGAATATCAATCAGCTCCATTGTCGGTGTCAGTGCCGTATTTGACTCTCCGAAAAAATCATCCGAATACTGAAACTTTGTCATAATGCCGCATCGATTCATTTCGACTACAGCCGTGTTCCCATTTTGGAATGTGTAAGAAAGCCACGGTTCCCCTCTGTAATCTTTTATCTCGCACAGTGACGGAAGAATCGGATATATTCCGGTTATCTCTCCGTAATCATCCTCTACCGGAACAATAAACGCTGTGTTTTGTACATCAAGAATCGTTGATAACCGGTATAGAAACTGCCCCCATGTTTGCCATTGGTTTGGCCCATTCTTTAACTTCGTTTGTAACTTTGGTTTTGCGCTTCCCTGCGGAGTGACCGATAATTTGCTGATATGCGTTGCCCTCGCATGGATCGCGGCCCGGACAAGCTCGCTCTCATAAACAGCACCATTCCAACTCGTAAAGATTGGCGTGTATCCGGTAAAGGTCTGAAAGAAATCGGCCGCATTGCCTTTTACTGGTCTTTTAAACACTTTATTAAACAGCCCCATTTTTCAACTGCCCTCCTATCTCTCCATACCATTTTTGTCTCACTGTCATAGCATCCAGTAGTGCAGCTCCTCCATCGATATGATCTGATTGTGTTATTTTAATTGCCTTACGTTTTCCGCTTTCTGCGTCAATCTTTAATGCCATGTTTAACAGATGTACTTTTAATAGGTCATTATCTCCGATGCAAACCACACCATCTTTTATCAGCCCTTCCGTCTCCTGGATTACCGGCGTTAAGTTGTAGCCCTGATAAACGTCATCCATGTGAAAGCCATATTGTTTCATGTCCTGTACCAGGTATTGGGCCGTATAGCGGTCATATCCTGTCTGAAGGGGATAAATGCTGTATTCTTCGACAAGCATTTTGAACCAGTCAAAACAGTCTTGATAATCAACAAAATTTTCCCCCGATAGCTTCAGTATCCCTCTCTGCACATATGCCTGATAGGGAAGTCCATCTCTTATCGTTGCCTCCTCTATCTTTTCCGCAGGCAAGAAAAACTGCGCTAAGACGTATAATTTTTCATCTTTTTCAATGACTGCCATACAGGCTGTGAGGTCTGTTGTTTGAGATAGGTCAATCCCTCCAACGCAGTATGAGTCTCTAAAATCTTCGATCCGCAGGTGTGGTCCGCAGCATTTTTCCACATCCTGAGTCGACAGCCATGCCTGTGTACTGTTCTGCTTAATGTTGCAGTATTTTGTCAGAAACTCCGCTTTTTTACTTAAGCTGCCTTCCGCTACTGCAATTTCCTCTATCAGATAATCCACCGATACCGACACGCCTAAGTTTGGGTTTGATTTTCTCAGTTCGTTGATGTCGTTCCATTTTTCCACATCATCAATCATGTACAAAAATGGCGCCAGGCGTTTTTCTTTCGAATCTCCAAGCAGGAACCTGGTTGCCCTTTTTACCAGCTCATCATAGATTCCCTCATTGATGTATCCCGATGTGCTGATTGATAGAATGATTGGCTGCTTTCTTGCGCCCAGGGCCGATTTCATAACCTCGTATTGTTTCAGTCCCTGGTCCCCCGGCCAACTGGCTACCTCGTCGCAAACCGTCAGATGTGGATTGAAGCCGTCCGACTTCTTTGCGTTAAAAGCAATTTTCTTCACACTGCTGTTCGTGCTTTCCACATAAAAATCTGATTTCCGCCTTTTTATCAATGCTTGTAATTCCGGTTCTTTTTGTATGGTCTGCCAGAACGATTGATATACCAAATCAGCCTGATCCAGCTTCGGGGCTACACAAAACACTTTTGCCCCATACTCCCCGTCAAGGAATAAGCAGTAAGCAATAATCCCGGATGCAAACAGTGTTTTTCCGTTTTTTCTTCCAATGACAATTAGAAACTCTCTGAAAATTCGTATTCCGGCGTCGTCAACAATTCCGAACATAATTGATACAGTAGATTTTTGCCATGTTTCCAGCTTCAGAAGATCATCCCGGCCTTCGCAATGATGGCAAAAGGTTTCAATAAATTTTATAGCCCTATTTGCCTTTTTCTGGTCAAATATAAACTGCTGGCTTTCCAGCCCTTTTATGATGTATTCATAAAATAATCGTATCCATTTACCGACAACTGCGGAGCCATCCTGAATTGATTGATAATATTTCAGTATGTAATTATCCATCCCTCATCAGCTCCTTTAGTTTTCCCTCGTTGCTGCTGGGCGGTGTAAGTTCATTTAGCTGTTTGATAATTGCCTGATAATTCTTGTCCGTCGAAGTGAACAGTCTGGCCGCCGGTCTTTCCCGTTCGTACGGCTCCGTCTTTTCTGACTGTGTAAAGCGTTCCGTCTCTCCGTTCTCCTGGATGTCTTCCCATAGTTGATTTAGCCTTACCCGGAGTCTTGCCGCTTGCACAATCAATCCTTGTGCCACTGCAAATTTATTCGGCGGCAAGTTCTTATAAATCTTTGTAAGTCTTGCTATCTCTGATTTTTCTGTCACTATTTTTACTGCCATTTTCCTCCTTCCTGGGCAGGGGTCCTTCGCGCATGGGAGCGGAATATCATTCTAGGGGACTCGGTGAAATTTTCTTTCACAAATTATTTTGAATAGGGGGGAGTCGTTGTCACATTTCCAAACTCATCCACAAAATATCTCTTCTTCCTTCCGTGTAGCTTCGCGTGACAATCCATACACACCAGTTCTAGATTGTTAAATGACATCGTGACCTCCGGCTTTGTAATGTTCTCCGGTGTTATCTCCGTTTTGTGATGCACAATCTTTCCCGGCTTATATATTCCCTGCCTCAAACATTCTTCGCATAGTCTCCCAACGCTCTTAGCATATCTATCCCTGCATATTTTCCATTCAGTGCTGTCGTAAAATTCACGTGCGAACTCTCTCGCCATGCTCCACCTCCAGTTCTACTTTCAATGTTGTTCCTTTTCCCGGTACGCAAAAGGCGCCTGCACATTATGCGCAAGCGCCTTTCGAAAAGGAGGTTCATCGTGAACTATTACATAGTATCATTATATCATTTTCTTACGGGCATTGTGGGCAAGTTTACGTATCTGTAAAATATCCTGGACGCAGTCCGTCTATCCATTCCTATCAAATCTCCAATCTTTTCCCAATTCATTCCATTTATCACCCTGTATTGTATTATATCGCATTCGGGAAACGGCGCCGTACTTATGTATTCGTCCAGCTCCCTTCTGTCTACTTGCAATTTCTCCTTGTAATATTCAACCTCTCTGTCAATACGCTCTTTTTCTTCGATGTACCATTCCCCAAAGCTTTTCCTTCCTGCTCCCTTCGGCATATCAGAGGCTATATTCTTTTTATATGGATTAAAGCTTTCGTGGGCAGCCATTTCTTGATAAAGCGACTTTAACTTATTCATGTCTTTTTGAACCGAGAAGAGCTTTTCTAATTCCATTTTTCCTCCTTCGATATTTCCGGCGGTTCTTTTGGAACAATTGGTATATTGCTTATGATATCCTTATGTTTGCGCAGCTCATTAGTCGCCTGCTGCCATCTGGCCGCAAACGTCCTCTTCCTTTCTTTTTGAACTTCTTTTATAAATTCAATAGCCCAGTCCAAGACAGCAACATCCTTGTCCCAAATGTCGCCCTCTTCCTGGCTCATCTCCTGGTGATGTGCCTTTATCTCTTTCAATTTTTCTATTCTATTCATTTTCCACCTCAAAGGACGGTCGGCCGAACCGTCCCTGTATGTAAGCCATAAACGTTTATGATTGATTTGTTATCCTGCTACTCCATAGCGGCGTTCCGCATCTCTGGCCGCCTCCTGGCTAATCTTCGCATAACACTGTAACGTTGTGTCCACTTTCGTGTGTCCTAATTTCTTCTGCACCAGTTCCGCAGGCGCGCCGCGATTAATCATATCGGTTCCGCACGTACGCCGGAATGTGTGTGGTGATATCTGCAAACCCTTCAGCCTGATATCGCGGCTCTGTATGGCTTTTAAAATATATCGCACTCCATCGGCGCTAAGTCGTTTGTGCGGTGCTTTCTGGCTGACAAACAATGCCTGGCTATCATCTTTCCTTGACCGCAAATATCCTTCGATATGTACTTTGGCTTGCGCAGAGAACCGGATCTCCCGTTCTTTCCGTCCTTTTCCGACGATGTTTACTCTCCGGTTTGATAGGTCAATACTATCCCGGTTAAGCTGTATAATCTCTGATACCCGGCCGCCGGAGCTGTAAAGGAGATCGACCAGCGCAAGTTCCCGTTCATTCTTACAACAGCACCGGAATATCTCGCGCTGCTCCGGCGTCAGAATGGAACCCATGCGATATTCTTCTTTTGTTTCTTTTATTCTTTTCATTGGGTCAGTAGTAATTACATCATATTCGTAAGCCCATTTGAAGAAAGCCCTGAGGGAACGCACCTTTGAATTGTACGTTTTATCTTTCCATTTCTTCTGCACCTTCCCACGCGTCAGATATCCGATGACATGCTTTTCCCGGATATCCCTTATTCCGGTTCCGGCATAGAGAAGCAGATTTTTAATCTCGTACCCATACTGCTTGATGGTTGACTTGGTTTTTCCGTCTATGATAAGCTGATTCTGCCAGTCATGCAGAATTTCGAACGTATCATCGTCACTTTTTATTAGCGATGTGGAGTCTTCGTTCTTTATAAACGTGTAGTCGCAAAGATTCATGAAGAGAATTAATTTTAGCTGCTCCATACGGTCAGGTATTATAAACTCACTCGCTGCTACAAGGATATTGTTGATTACCATGCTTGCGCTCATCGTTCCGCTCATCATAGACTTGTCCTCCTGTTTTATTTGATTTTTTGGAGGATAACTGTTATAATATAGTTATCCAGTTTTAGAGTCGGCCGCATCCGCCAAGATAGCCCGGCTCTTTTTCTATGCTTCTTGTACTGCTTTCTCTGTTTTCTGACGCTCCACTTTTATGTATCCTTTTGATGTTATCGACAACTTAGCTTTTAATCCGTTTCCGATGTCCAGGGAGGCAGAATCAAGCTTTTCCTCCACAATTAGCTCAGCAATGTGTTTCAGCAGATTTCTTATTGGTTCATCTGCCTCTTCTGTATCCGCCTGCTGCCCGAACTGCTCCTCGATTGCTTTGCACGCACGTTCTTTCTGTCCTTTTTTTCTGGCGTATTCTTTTGCGCCGTAGCAATCGCATAATTCTGTAACCGCTTCATTTACTTTTTCCTGGTCCCACGGGATAAGCGTTTCTATTTGTCCCATCTGGCCGCAAAACGAACAAGCTCCTGTCTGTATTTCAAGTCCGTCTGGCATTTCTCGCTTTATTTCTTTCAAATCATCCTTCAGCATTTTATTCTTCCTCTCCTGCTGCCCTGAAGTAATAACAGGGTTTGCACACTATCATTCCGCGTTCGTTCCTCTCCGGCTCTTCGTCTTCCTCCTGGTGTCCCCACCCTAACGGATGTACTCCGTCCACTTCGGCGGTGCAGCCTGGGCCGAAGTGGTTCCCCCAATATCTTTTACCCTGCTGCCGGTTTGCGCACTCGGAACATGTTCCATACATTCTTCCCATTGCTCTTTCTCCTTTAAATGTCAATTTACTTGATGAAGACCAGCCACCGGGTTTTCCCTCTTTGGTCTCCAAGCAAAGGTTTCTTTTCAAAGCCTTTCAAAACCTCGGACAGTTTAATCTGGTCCTCGTTCCACTTAAAAACTAACAATCCATCTGGCTCCAACATTCTCATGCACTCGTCGAATCCCTGCTTCAGATACTCTGGCCAATCTGGCGGAAGTATTCCGTATTTGCTGGCCAACCAGCTCCCGACTCCGGCATGGATAAGGTGTGGTGGGTCAAACACAACCACCTTAAATGTATTGTCATGATACGGCATTTCCCGAAAATCCATTTTTACATCTGGTTTTATCAGTAGCGTACGCCCGTCACATAAAGTCGTTTCCAGTTCCCGATTGTCTGCGTAAATCACTTCTGGATTTTCCCTGTCAAAATAAAACATCCTACTACCGCAGCAAGCGTCCAATATTTTTTTCACCTCGTCACCTTCTCACTCACTTAAATCCTCATTTTGATTAACTAATCTATTACATGTTGTCCACACCACGGACAGTAATCCCACATCGGATCAAGAGCTTCTCCGCATTCCGGACAGCAATATACGTTAGGGTTGGGCTTATGCATTTTCTGTGTTGTGCCTTTTTCTTTTAGCTCCTCTATCTCCTCCGGCTCCAGGCCTGTATCCTCATAGGCTGCCAGACGATGCATTGCAATATCAATAGGGCATGCATCGCACCGTACATAATTTTCGCACACTTCTTTGCACGTCCAGTTATCGGCCCCTTTCACCTGGCAACTTTCTTTTTCGCTAGTAAAATATGTTAATCGTTCCATGTTTCTCACCTCCAAATCTTCAGGTTTGTTTTTTTAGAGAGAGGCCAGTTAACCTCTCTCAAGGGTTCGCTTAAGTGGCATTTTGTGATATATTAACCCAAAAAAGCTGAACAGTTTACGGGTTGCTATGTAAAGGGCAGTCGCCCGATACGGTGTTTTAAGTTTCTTTTCCTGCTGCCCGGTGTTCTTCCTGGCGTTTTGCCTCAATGTCCGGCTCCCACTTCTCGCAGCAGGCCCTATCTCCGGCCGCATGCCAGTCACAGTTATATTCTCTGTTGCAATTCATACATGTTTGTTCCATGATTCACTCTTCCTCCGGCAGCCAGATAAAACCGGGTTCTATCGGCTGTTTCTTTTCTGTGATATAGTTTATCTGAAAAACTTTCATAAATAATTCATGACTGTACTTTTCTTCAAATAGCTCTTGGGCCTCTTGTTTTAACTCGGCGTCCAGTTCTTTGTTTCCTCCGTGTACGCCTGTTTTTGCGTACCGATGGCATCCGGGGCAGAGATGGACTTTTAATCCATAATGCTCTGACAGTTTCCGGTGCTTTTCCCCGAAGAATATGTGGTGTTCTTCCAGGTTCCGTGTGTCGCCGCAGTGATAACATTCATAGGCACCACGCGGTTCCATGATGCTTCTTGCCATTATTCCCCTTTCATAACCCGGCGAGAGTGGGGTTTTAATAGCTCCCATAGTTCTTCCCACTGCTCAGCGTTTCGGATCGTGTTTCCCTGTGAATTTTTCCAGTTGTTTTTCTGCCAGTTTTGGAGCCATCCTTGCTGAAATGCGCTGATAATATAGTCCTCCGTCGAATAAATGCTGAGCATGCAGGGTTTATTTATGGCTTTCAGGCAGCATATTAACGCCTCGAGGGTGTTGCTTTGCTTTGATGCACTCCGTTCCCCTTCGATTTCTTTTTTGTGTATCTGATTTTTTGCTTCGAACTGCATTTTACCCCAATATTTATTGGCGTTCGCGCCGATTCTTATCTCGACCTCGTACATAGTCACTCCACCAGCGGAAGAGTGAGGGTCCCGTAAAGAAGCTCCGGTTTGGAAAAATGCATTTCCTTGTTCCTCTCCTCAAATCCTTTCAATTTGCCCAGCCTTTTCCACAATGCTTCTGATTTTTTGCTTCTTTTTACCGGGACAAGGTGGACAATGGCTCCGCCAGTCGTAATCCCGAATGCCGATGTGTCAACCTGCAACTCCCCGGAATAGGCGGCCAGAATTTCTCTCGCCTGCTGCCAATATGGCTCTCTAAACTCTTTTGTCGTCCAGTCAGGTTTTGTCATGTTCCTTTTCCTCCATCGCTTCTTTGTATTTTCTTCGTATCATTGCTTTTCTCTCCGGGCCAATTCCCTTTATGTCAATTGCTTTCTCAAGCACCTCCTGGGATTTTCTTAAAAGCTCTGCTCTTAATTCCTCCCGTTCATCCTCCATTGCCATGTCATAGATTCCGCTTAACAGGGCCTCCATGTCATTTTTCTTATATCCCTTGATTTTCCGGTATTCATCCCGGTTTAGGTTTATCGTTCGGTTTGATTTTATTACCATTTTGCCTCCTTCTGGGTTTGATATAATTTTCTTCATCCGCCATCGTCTCCGGATTGTATTGGACGCATGTGTAATACCGGTATGGATATCCCGTCACTTTTGATATGCCTGTGATGATGCTGTCTTTTGGTATCCAGTAGCCTTGCGGTGGAACCGGCTCCTTGGCCCAGGTATTCGCTGATACAATTTTTACTTTTTCTATCGGCATGATAAGGTTTCGGCTGCACGAATAACTTAATTTACTTGGTGTGTCCGGGTCCTTAAAGCTGTTTTTTGATTCTTTAATCAGATAAAAGGCAAGGTCTTTCACGTCTCCATCTTCGTAAATCGTATTCATAAATGCAATTCCACGCCCCCAGGTCTTTTGTACCAGCTTTGCAGTCATTCCGATTTCGTTTACAATCAGATGGTGATGGATTGCTTTATCTTTGTATTCGGTAGTGATGATGTATTTTAATGCCTGTCCCCTGCTCTTGTAGACTTTTCGAAGCTGCCGGAGAAATTCCCTAATCACCTCCCTCGCTTCCTCCGGTGACGGCCGTTCCTTCTCTCGGTAGGTTAGTTGCATATGGAAATCTCCGTAATCAAAATTCATTGCGATTTTTCGGTACAGCCTCTTTATCCGGTTCCGCTCATTCGTTTTCTTTACCTCTTCCGGGGTTTTCTTCTGCCGGGGCATGGGCTTTATTCCCTTGCATCCATAACGGCTGCTATGTACTTCTTCCACCTCTATTCGGTGGGGCATTTTGCACTCTCTTTTTATATACGGCATGTCCTACTCCTGGTCCTATGTTTAATGGGTATAACAAGTATTAAAACGGCCCTGTTTGTCTTCTTTTTCTTGACTTTTAGGGCCGTTTGCCGTATACTTTAAGCATGGTGATGCTGTGTATACAGCTCGGCTCAGTGCTTGTCAGGGCGCTGGGCCTTTTTCTTTTTCGGCTCTCGTTAAATTTTTTCTACCACCATTCATAACCTTCTTTTGTTCCTTTATAGTGCCACCATTTGCCACTGCTGTATCTGATGCATAGATTTCCATCGTTATCAAACCAAAAACATTCCATAGTACCATCAGTCCAATTCTCCGTGGCCTCTTTGTGTGCCTTTTCTGCTAATTTTGCCATCTCGGCTTTATTTTTTTCGTCCACTCTGTGCCTCCGTTTAACCTTCAAATCTTCCTCAAAAATTCTCAATTAATTTATCTTAATGCCAGTACACTGTTCAAAAATTCCCGCGTCAAAATTTGGCAAGGACTTTATGACTGCTTTTTTGTCATCAGGCAAGTCGTTCCACCATAACTGACCACTTTCAGATTTCTCCATCACTTTGATATAACCTCCTGTTGTTTCATAGGTTTGATGTTCTGCCTTTTCTTCATCCGACATATCAGATTCATATACCCATTCGGCAACATTCTTTGGCATTTGATTCAGTAACCATCTTGCATCAGATTCCAACCATTCACGATAGGTCATATCTGACGATTTGTTAAACAGCATGATCTTCTGCTCTTCTGTATTGAAGCATCCCACATTGAAAGAAGATTTGTTCCAGTCTCCGGTGTTGCAGTCTCCGGCGTTGCGGTTCCCGGTGTTGCAGTGCCCGGTGTTGCATTCTCCGGTGTTGCATTCTCCGGTGTTCCAGTCTCCGGTGTTGCAGTTCCCGGTGTTGAAGTCCCCAGTGTTGAAGTCCCCAGTGTTCCAGTCTCCGGCGTTGCGGTTCCCGGTGTTGCAGTTCCCGGTGTTGCGGTTCCCGGTGTTCCAGTTCCCGGTGTTCCAGTTCCCGGTGTTGCATCGACCAGTACAATTCTTTCCGGTATTCACGATACGCAGCACTTCTTCCCAGGGGATTTCACGCACGATTTCCAGTTTGTCAGTACAGGACTTGTCGCCGTCTGTCACTACTTCACCGTAGGCAATGACTTCTGCGACTTTGTTTCTGCTGTCAAAACTGTAATAATTAAAGCAATCAGCTGCGGTCTGGCAAAAGTGCATCCCACGACCACAAACTTCAAGTTTCCCTTCTTCTATAAACCTTCCGGGGCAAGTGTACTGTTTCCCCCTGCAAGTCCAATCATGTTTAAATACTTTAAACCCATGTACTATTTTTGGTGCTTCTATTTCCTTCTTCTTCAGTTATTTTATCAAGGCATGCATTCCATCCAATCCGATATGACGGTACTGTCCCTGGCTGTGGATATCTTCCGCATACCTCCATAGGCCCCGGAAGCTCCTGCAATGGACATGTTTCATGTCTGCCATCTTCGTTGTACCAGTTACATCTATTTCTAGTGAGTCTGCATTCATATCCAAAAAAGGGGCAATCCCTGCAATTCTCTGGTAGATCAATAATTAATACTGCTTTCTTCATCCTGCACCTCTAAATCCTCAATATTTTCACAGGCATTTCCAGACCAGTATGGCCGCCTGGAATATGACAACGCTGCACATTGCAAGTGTGATTATTTCAAGTATCTTTATGTATCTGTATTCATTCCAACGCTTGTCCTGCTGCCGCGCCCGGCGTACTATCTCTGGACCATTCTTATAGTGTACGTGCATCTTTTCCCCTCCTTTAACCGGTGCGGCGCCGCTTGTAGTCTTTGCAGGGATATTTCCTGCTCCGTTCCAGGCAGCGGCCGCGATACCGGCATGAATTGCATGGATTATTTTGTTTTTTCATGTCCCTCCTCTGGTTAGCCAAACACTCTGTCTTTTAAGGTCTGCTCTTTTTTCTTTTTCTCGCGCGGAAGATAGACTACTTTCTGCGGTTCGTGGAATTGTGAGAGGGGGATTTTAATACCTCCTGTTTTTCTCGTTGCAAAAATCTCTCCACTGCGTATTTTTTTGTAGATCGTATTGGCCGGACATTTCATGATTTCTGCAAGCTCCTTTACTGTTACAAAGATGTCACCGCCTTTCCGCTCTAATGTTTCCACCCGATTCCTCAATTCGGTATTTTCCTTTTCGAGCTGTTTAAAGCGTTCTTCTATGCACATAGTTCAAAACTCCTTTCTTATGCTGTTTTGGGTTTGTCCGCGGTTTCAACGCTTCTTCTTGCATAGTTGGCCCCGTCCTGAAATGCTCTTATGTAGTTTAAAAGGGCCTGCTGTTCTCCTGGATTCATGATCTTGATTGCATCGATTATGTTTTCTGCTTCTGGTATGTTTTCTGCCGGGAGAATAATGTTCATTTTGTTCTCTTTCATAATGTTTCCACCTTTCTTTAATTACATTACCAAATCATTTTCTCTCACAATTTGACTTGATGAATTCATTATACGTTCCAATTTTGCATTTGTCAAGTCATATTAATATATTTATTTTTATTTTTTTGGCTTGACTAATTCATTTTTATAATATATACTAATGGTATAAACATCAAAGTGAGGTGATATTTTGGAAATGCACGACAGAATCAAAGAATTAAGAAAAAAGCATTTAAAGCTATCTCAGGAAGCTTTTGGCGAAAAATTAGGTGTAAGTCGCTCTGTTATCAATAATATTGAACGCAATTGCCTTGCCAGGCCAGAACAGAAGCTTTCTTTAATCAAATTAATGTGTAAAGAGTTTAATATCAGCGAAGAGTGGTTATTAAACGGCACAGGAACCATGTTGGTTCATCCATCCGCTTTTAGCCTCGACGATTTTTCCGAGGAGCATGGTATAACATCCTTGGAACGTGAAATTTTAAAGGCATACTTTGAATTAGATCCGGAAATCCGCAGGAACATTCTTGAGCATTTTAAGAGTCGGCTTATTGTTGGCCCTTCTTCCGGCTCTCGTCCTTACGAAACGGAAGAAGAACTTGTACGGATGGCACCTCCGGTTGATATTAAAAAAGAGGTTGGATGATAAAACACCCAACCTCAATAATTAATCAAGCCTGTAAAGAATTAAATGTGTCGTTCCTATGTAGTCTAAATTATAGTAGATTGTTTTTGTATCTTTATAAAAGATTGCATAAACTTTTCTGTCATAATAGCAAATATACTTTTTTATCATAGACGTACACCCCCGATTCTTTGGCTTATATATGTCTAACGTCCGGGCAATGTATGAAGTGACCTTTTAATTTCAATTGTCCGAAAACTCGGACACTATTTGTATGGGGAGTCAAAAAGCTCTACAATGCTGACGTTTAGACCTTTTGCAATGGCCTCTAAAGTGTCCAACCTGGGGCTTGTTCGTCCGCAAATTATATCAGATATCGTCGAACGCGGTATACCAGTCATGTAGCTAACCTGTCGTACAGATAGATTTCTATTGTACATTATTTTATCAAGCAGTATCTCCATAATTAATATTTTACTGCTATTATTATACAAATTATCTTCCAAAATTTGGAAAATTCGGAGGGAATTTTATGAGTATTAAAGGTGTTTTTCAGGAGCTTTATGTTGGTAAGGCCGAAGCTAATCTGATTACAGGCTTCGGCAGCAGAAAGAATATCCCATACGAAGAACTTAAACAAATTAATTACGCATTTTCAAAACAAGGAGAGAGAGGATATCTTGACTTTAAAACTCTATCTGGCGCTACCATCCGCTTTTCATTTACTCAAAAAGTTAATATGAAAATCAAAAAAACAATTGAACTTATTAAGGAAAATTATCCCCAATTGGATATCATCGAAGAAGATCTGTCTAGTTTAAAATTTTATCAACGCAATTGGTTTATAATAATTTTGCTATTTCTATGTTGTTTTCCAATTGGTCTTTTTTTACTGTGGTATTACAAAAAGGGGACACGTAGTAGCCGAGCGATGATAACCATCGCGGCAGTCTTTTTATGGATTGCAGGGCTTTTTTCATCGTACAGAACTTTTACCAGTTCCTTTAACGAAGTAAACAGTGCTTACAATGATATAATGACTTCTGCTTCTGAAGCTGGTAATTTATTCCTTCCGGAAACAGAAAGTACGACTGAATCGACTTCAGATACCGAAGCATACTCCACCACATTAACGGCAGGTCATTATATTGTTGGTGTTGACATTCCAGAAGGAACGTATGATTTTTTCAGTAAACAGGGTTCTGGCAATCTTTTTTCTGACGATGGCACATTAAACGAAATATTTACTGCTGATGATAGTCTGACCAAAAAACAATTCGAAGACTATGGCATATCAGATATCTGGAGCAAAGACGAGCTTCACAACATTTCACTTGTGAGTGGAACTATTGTTTCCGTTACTGGAACGCAACAAATTTCCGCAGGATGCAGTGATGCAAATATTTCCGGCATGGCGGAACGAGAGACAAACAATGCCCATACCATTGAATTAGGTTATGGCCTATATGCCGCCGGTGATGATTTCCCCGCTGGAACTTACGATATCGTATGGATAGAAGGTAATGGCAATATAATGACCGAACCTTACGAAATGAATTATGGCATAAATGAAATAATGGGTGATCCTTTAGCTGGCAATAATGATGAATTGTCACAATCATTAAGTAAGCTCGCAGATGCACTTTATATCAAGCAATTCACAAACTTGATTCTGAAAGAAAACGATATTTTAAATATTAAGGATATTAAAATTAAATTAATACCTAAATAAAAACCGTTCCGGCGGCAACCAGAACGGCTTTTACTAAGATTCTCTTACCGGATCGCTCCGGGGATGATAAATCTCACTTTTTAAATTATATCATTCCCAAAGCGTCCTGACAAGGGGCGTATTAATTTTACCCAAATTTAAGGAGGAATGATTTATGAGCGTACACCACAAGATATATACATCAAAAAGGACAGGAATTAAAACTATCCGGTATTATGCCAGCGTCTATAATGCACAGTCCGGTAAATCCGTTGTCGGGCCATATCGCGAATATGTCGGCCCGGAGCTGGCCGATCCAAAAAAGCCTCCGAAGGCAATCGAAAAACAGCTCAAGCTCGACGAAGCTTCCCTTATTGACGCAATTGCAAAAGGCAAGGTGGAGAAGAGAAAGGCCGGATTACTGTTTGAGGTTGTGGCTAAACAATGGCTAAGTTCGTGCAAGCCTCCGGTTTTTGCAAACAGCACTTACGAGGGCTACTCTTATTACTATACGCATTATATCGCTGATGTCTTTGGAGACAGGCCCGTTAACAAAATCTCCCCACTCCATATCCAAAAATATGTAGACGCAATGAAGGAAAAATACTCCGCCGAAACGGTAAATAAATGCATCAATGTTTTGATTGATATTTTTAATTATGCCATTACACCACTCAAAGAGATTGCCGTTAATCCGGCCTCTGGTATTAAGCGGCTCAAAGTTTCCCGGCCGCAGATGACGGTTTGGTCGGACGATGATGTCCAATATTTTTTAAATCTGCCCGAAGTAAAATCGTCCGAATACTATGCTATGTTTTGCGTATCGCTATTAATCGGCTCCAGGCCGTCGGAGGTTTGCGGATTGTCCGAGTTGTCGCTCCTGGATAATCCAAAACGTCTTGATTTTTGGAGAGGGTATGATCAGCACGGAGCGGTCAGCGATATGAAAACAGACGGCTCTCACCGGGTAATCAGGATACCGGATATTTTGTATAAATCCATCCACCGGAGGCTGCTCTGGAAAAAGGAGCAGCAATTAAAAAATCCCGAGTTTGGCAACAATGAATTTTTGTTTGTCACAAAATTTGGTAATCCCATCCGGCCCAATCTCTATAGCAAGGCTTTTAAGCGGATTGTGATGCAACACAACGAGCAGATTAGCAAACTGGACAAAATCCCCGAAGGCCGACGCCTGCTGCCCGTCATCACCTTATACGGCTGCCGACATAGTTTTGCTACCAACGCTCTGGCCGGAAACAACGACCCTGCTTTAATCTCATCGATTATGGGAAATAGTGTCAAGACTCTCCTCACCCGTTACGCTCATCCCAACCAGGAGCGGCAATTGAGCCTTATCAATGATTTTGCGGACAAGGCACTGAAAAAAGTATCCCAAAATATATCATAGTTGAAGAAAAACTTCAGCAAAAAACTTTAGCAACTTTTAGTTATGTAAACAATTGTATGCAACACGACAAAACCAAAAACAGCCGGAACCATTGATACTACAATGTTTCCGGCTGTAATAAAAAGAGCGCGAGACGGGATTCGAACCCGCGACCCTCGCCTTGGCAAGGCGATACTCCACCACTGAGCCACTCGCGCATATATTAGAATCGGGGTGACAGGATTCGAACCTGCGACCTCCTGGTCCCAAACCAGGCGCTCT